GCGGGTCTATACGTATGCGTATACCCATAATGACAGAGGGGTGGTATTTTAGTTGGTAACTACTTCTAGGTTACCACCTATATAGAATAATATGTAGTAATATCAGGGATTTAATACTTTTATTGGAAATATATTCTTTTATATGTAGTATTTACGCAAGGATATTCTTTTTATCGGCTAATAAAAGAAGATTCTTCTCTTGACTTTGGGAGAATGTATATAGTTCAAAGACATATATGTAGTGTTTTCATGTTGATAACAACATATATTAATATTATTAATAATATTTCTTACATTAGGGCTTGACATATGATAGAATGGCGGTATAATTACTTATAGTATAATACTTAGAGGTATTAATACTTAATAGATAATAATACTTAATAGTTATTATTATTAATAGTTATATTCTTTAAGGTATATGTAAATTTTTTTCTGTCGTAGGTAATAAAATCCTTGACATCGAATTTTCAAAACGTATAACTAAGGATAATTATTTTGCCCAAGATGTATTCTCACGACAATGTAATCGAAGAGTTCTATAAAGCTCTTGCAGATGAAGACGAGGGCAGACTTAGAAGAGTTCATATCCCAAGGTCAGATGTATTTTATGTACGAAAGAAGATACACGAAGACACTGGGATAAAATATTCTTTAGATCATGTAGAACGTGCAATGTACCTAGAGGGTATGTTGGAACGAAAAGACGTATTTGAACCAAGAAGAAAAAGAGATTGGGAATAATGGTAGAAGAGTATGACCTAGATAAGAACGGTAAGCTAGATGCCGAAGAGCGTGAGATTTACCTAGAAGACAGACGTAGAAAAATGGAAGATGAAGATGCCAAGCGTGATGCTCAACGCAACATGACTTGGTTTGCTTTATCTGGAATGGTACTATACCCTATGGGTATCTTTCTTTGTACGTTACTTAACATGGATACAGCAGCAATGTTGATAGCAGACATAGCTAATATTTATGTCGTATCAGTATCAGCACTTGTTGGCGCATACTTTGGCTTTACTGCAATGGGAAATAAAAAATGATAGGACAATTACTAGGACCAGTATCACAATTAGCAGGTACGTGGTTAAATGGTAAGGTAGAAGAGAAGGCTGCACAGAATAAAGTGAAGGTAGCCAAGGCAGAAGCGGAAGCTCAGATAATGCTTTCAGCCGCTACGTCAGAAGCGGAGTGGGAAAAGATAATGGCCCAGGGTACTCAGAACTCGTGGAAAGACGAGTACCTGGTTTTACTTTTTTCAATCCCATTAATTTTGGCATTTTTACCTTTTGAATGGGCTAACGCAGCAGTAGCTAATGGCTTCGCTGCATTGGAGTCCATGCCCCAGTGGTATAGCTATACCTTGGGTGTAATCGTGGCAAGTAGCTTCGCTGTAAGATCAGCCACTAAATTTTTCGGGAAATAAACATGGCATTTAGATTATCAAATAGATCACTAGACAAACTAGAGGGTGTCCACCCTGACATGGTGGAGACAGTAAAAAAAGCTATAGAACTGACGAAAGTAGATTTCGGAGTTACGTATGGTGTAAGAGATTTAGCAGAGCAGGAACGTTTGTTTAAATCTGGCAGATCCCAGACTATGAATAGTAAACACCTGATACAAGACTCAGGATATTCACATGCAGTAGACGTAGTAGCTTATGATGGATCTAATGTCGTATGGGAATTAAATGTATACGATGATATTGCTGATGCAATGAAAGCAGCAGCGAAAGAAGTTGGTTGCGCTATCAAATGGGGTGCAGCTTGGTCAGTGGGTAATATCGTAGACTATGGTGGTACAATGGAAGAAGCAATGAATGAATACATTGACCTTCGTAGATCACAAGGCCGTAGGCCATTTATTGATGGACCTCACTTTGAATTGATGGTATAATAATGTCTATACCTGAACGTGTAAAAACCAAAATGAAAGAAGAGGGTTTGAAAGGTGTAAACAAGCCTAAAAGAACTCCTAGTCATCCTACAAAGTCACATTGTGTAATGGCAAAAGAAGGTGACACATATAAGTTTATTCGTTTTGGTCAGCAAGGTGTAAAGGGTGCAGGTAAAAACCCTAAGTCTAAAAAAGATAAAGCACGTAAGAAAAGTTATTATGCTAGACATAATGCTCAAGACTCTAAGCCTAGTAAACTAAGTGCTAGGTATTGGTCACATAAGGTTAAGTGGTAATGTGGTTAGCTGTAGTACTAGCGTGTAGTACACCGTATGCTCAGTCATGCATTGTGTTTGCGAAACAAGATGATTTGTTTCCAACAGAAAAAGCATGTAAAGAAGAAGTAGATATGGGTGTAGATATAATGGAAGCACAAGGTTTCTTTGCTAGACCTGCTTGTTTTAAGATAGGAACAAGTCTATAAATGCCTTACTTAACAAGTAGTATTCCTCACTTTAAAGCGTGGGTACGGAGAGAATATACAAAAAACTTAGAGGAATATCATGGAGAGTTCCTACATTGCATGGTCATTGGTGTCACTACTATGCCAAACAGGACTCTTAGCTTTCAAGTTATTTTTACAGGTTGTGAGTCTGATGATAGTGATAGCCCCAATATACATGGTGGTGCGATGTGGGCTAGATTACCTCTTGTAGCACTTGTAGCAGATACACCGTTAGACGAATGGCCTCAACAATTACCACCATACTTGGCGCAGCCTTGGGATTGTATGTCGCATTATCATGCAGTTTACAAACTGGAGAGAGCGACCCCAGCACCTTGGATAGCGAAAGTAGATGGGGAGTTTTATCCAGCTAAATATTATTTTACAGTAGACTACACAGATAGTGAAGTTGCTGATGATCCAGCCCAACACAAACAATCTCATGTATTAGAGTTGTTAGATGCTGGACAATACACTGGTAACATAGTTGCGTTGCCCAATAACAGAGTGAGAGTAACTCACCCAGCGTGGTTTGAAACTGGAGAAGGTGCTCCAGACTTTAAACCTAATCAACATATGTTTAACTCGAAAGAAAACGTAGACTATGTATGGGATACGCAACGAGTGTTTAACAATTTATACAGTGAGGATAAGGAATATCAATGATGAAGAAAAAAGGTTATGCTAAAGGTGGCATGAAGAAAAAAGGTTACGCAATGGGTGGCCTTAAATCAGTACCTACAGGTAATACAGGTTTAAGCAAATTACCTGAAGGGGTGCGTAACAAAATGGGTTATATGAACAAAGGTGGTATGACTAAGAAAAAAGGTTATGCTAAAGGTGGTATGAAAAAGAAAGCATACGCCAAAGGTGGCAGAGTAGCTATGTATAATGTAGGTGGTATGGTTAAATCTTCTGGCACAATGAATACTGGTATTAGAACTGCCAAAGACACTTACAATAAGTAAAGGATAAAACAATGGCTATGTCACTTCGTTCATATATGAACGCTCAACTAAAAGCAATGGGTAAAACAGTTAAACAAGCTCAAAAAAATGCTCATAAATATAAAAGTATTGCAGCAGCTAAAAAAGCTGGATCACTTTATTACACAGATAAAAATGGTAAAATAATGGCTGCAGTATATGCAGAAGATCTTAAAAAGTCTGCTCCTAAACCAAAACCTAAACCAAAACCAAGACCAAAGGTTACTTCTAGACCTCTTAACAATGTTAAAGGTGGTCGTGGTGATGGTACTACGGAAAGAAATACAAGACTACTTGATCCAAAGTCACCACAAAATAAACCTAATATAGGTATGAGTACAAAAGAACTTAGAGCAAGGCAAAGAAAATTACGAACAAAAGTAGCTAATGCTAGAGCTAAAGGTAAAGATGATAAAGCTGCATCAAGAGAAATAGCTCAAATTGACAAGATGATTAAACAAAGGACAAGATAAATGAAAAAATTACTACTAGCATCTGCAGTTGCAGTTGCAGCCACATCAGCATCAGCAATGGACTTAGGTTATGGTTTATCTGTCGGTGCTGAAACAGAACTTACTTACACTACAGGAACAGAAGTCTGGACAATGGATGTAACACCATCTGTTGGTTTAGGTGCATTAGGGGCTTCTTTTACTGCTGAAACAACTATAGATGTATTAGACCTAAATAATGGTGATATCTTTACTGGTGTAGATTGGAAAGCTGAGTATGTGTGGAAAGGCATGACAACATACACTAAAGTATCATCAGATGCAGACTTTGAGTTTGGTGATATCACAATGGGTGCAAAGATAAGTTTCTAAATGGCTATACTTTCTTCAGCTAAATATTTTTCAAAAGCTAAAGACTTATCTGCTACATCAGGTGGGGCAAGTGGTGACGTAATATACACTTGCCCTAATAATTTTATTTCACTGGTAAAATTTTTGCATGTATCAAATGGTGCAACAGGTGCTAAAAAATATAGCTTACAGTGGTATGAAGCAGCTACAACTACTTATCATAGTATTGTAGATGAAGTAAGTTTGGCAGCAAGTACAAATGAAAAAGTAATAGAAGCTGGTTCGTTTCTTGCTTTAGCTGAAGGTGATAAAATAATTGGTTTTGAAGAAAGCAGTTCTGATTTTCAGATAATAGTATCTGGAGAAGAATACTATCAACCTACTGCATAACGGCATTGCAATATTGTCTGTAGTATGTTATAAATAAATATGTAAAACTACTCCTGCCTAACAAAGGTAATACAAAGGAGATAGTTATGAGTATTAAACAATTTTTTAAAAACGCTTGGAAAAAGCATGAGATCGCCCAACAAAGACGTGCAGACTTTAGAATACTGCAAATGATGAGTGATAAAGATCTAAACGATATAGGTATAGGAAGAGGCGATATAAGGAGAGTTATATATGCCGAAGAAGAAAAGCACAGTTAACGCAGCAGGAAACTATACAAAACCTACTATGCGTAAAAACCTAGTAGCTAGAGTAAAAGCTGGTAGTAAAGGTGGAAAACCTGGACAATGGTCAGCAAGAAAAGCTCAAATGGTTGCAAAGCAATATAAAGCAAAAGGTGGAGGATACAAATGAGAAGATACTTAAAAAGACTTTGGTGTGCTTTACTAAACCGTAAATGTAATCCAGAGTGTGATTGTTGCTAGATGGCATTATCTAAATCACAAAAAAGTTTAAAGTCTTGGACAAAACAAAAATGGAGAACCAAAAGTGGTAAACCATCTACGCAAGGCTCTAAAGCTACTGGTGAACGTTACCTACCTACTGCGGCTATTAAGTCTCTTAGTGCTAGTGAGTACGCAGCCACTTCCAGAGCAAAACGAAAAGGCACTAAGGCAGGTAAGCAGCATGTGGCTCAACCTAAGAAAATTGCAAAAAAAACCAAAACCTTTAGAGCCGCAAAAGGTGGAACTGTAAGGAAAAGAAAATGAATCGTAACCTCACAGAAAAACAAGAAACATTTTTAAATGTTTTGTTTGAAGATGCAAATGGTGATTTTGCTACAGCTAAAAGAATGGCTGGCTATTCTGATAATGTAGCAACTTCATCTGTTGTTAATGCATTACAGGAAGAGATAGCAGAAAGAACTAAAAAGTTTATTGCTTCTACTGCAACTAAAGCTGCTTTTTCTATGAGACAAATTATGGAAAGCCCTACTGATTTAGGTAATAAAGAAAAAATGGCAGCAGCAAAAGATATTTTAGATCGGGGTGGATTTAAAGCTACTGATAAAGTAGAAGTAGCTACCACAAGTCCACTTTTTATTTTACCGCCAAAAGATGAATAAAATAACTAAAACATGGAAACTTCCAGCCCCAGAAAAAGGGGAAGAGTTTGAATGGAGGTCTGTTGTAAGAGTCGGCAGACATGTTCCATTTGGGTATGAGCAAGATCCTAATGATCCTGATATATTACTTCCTATATCAAATGAATTAAATTTGTTAGAAGAAGCAAAAAAGTATCTAAAACAATATAGCTACAGAGATGTATCTGCTTGGTTAAGTGAACAATCAGGTAGATATATATCACATGTAGGATTAATGAAAAGAGTTACCATTGAGCGAAAACGTCAGAGAGAAGCTGCAAACCAACGCCACCTTGCTGAAAAATACAAAAAAGCCCTCGAAAAAGCGAAGAAGCTTGAAGCAGAAAGACTCGGTGGAAAAGAACTTAGAACAGCCTCTGGTGTATGAGGTAGAAGAATCTGCACCTCAAGAGATTGTTTTTAAACCTAACCCAGGCCCACAGACAGAGTTTTTGTCGTCAACAGAACAAGAAGTTTTATATGGTGGATCTGCAGGTGGTGGTAAAAGCTATAGTTTAGTTGTAGATCCTGTAAGATATTTTAATAACCCACATGCAAGAATGTTGTTGGTTAGGAGAAGTACAGAGGAACTAAGAGAACTTGTTTCTATTTCTAAGGAACTATATCCTAAAGCAGTTCCAGGTATTAAGTTTATGGAAAGGGATAAGACTTGGGTAGCACCATCTGGTGCAACACTATGGATGTCTTATTTAGATAGAGATGACGATGTTATGCGATATCAGGGTCAAGCCTTTAACTGGATTGGTTTTGATGAACTTACACAATGGCCTAGCCCTTATCCTTGGAATTATATGAGATCAAGACTACGTGCTACAAAAGCAAGTGGTCTTCCTTTATATATGAGAGCTACTAGTAACCCTGGGGGTCCAGGCCACCAGTGGGTAAAGAAAACATTTATAGACCCAGAAGTACCAAAGAAGAGTTTTTGGGCACAAGACTATGAAACAGGTGAAACAATCGTATGGCCTAAAGGTCATACTAAAGAAGGTGAACCACTCTTTAAACGAAGGTTTATACCTGCCACTTTGTTTGATAACCCATACCTAGCGGAAGATGGAATGTACGAAGCTAACTTGCTTTCGTTACCAGAACATCAAAGAAAACAACTACTAGAAGGTAACTGGGATGTAAACGAAGGTGCTGCATTTCCAGAGTTTAATCGTAAGATACATGTAATAAATCCTTACGATATACCAAATAACTGGGTAAAGTTTAGAGCATGTGATTATGGTTATGGTTCTCATACAGGTGTTCTATGGTTTGCTGTAACTCCAGATGAACAACTTGTCGTATATAGAGAAATGTACGTATCTAAAGTTACTGCTACAGATCTAGCAGATTTAGTTCTGGCAGCAGAAGAAGGTGATAAAATAAGATACGGGGTACTTGACTCTC